TGCCGTCAGCGTGCCGTAGATGTTCACCGCGTCCACGCACAAGTCAATGCTGCCCGTGCTCGCCACCTGCACGCCGTTGTAGTTGAGCTTGAAGACTGTGCCGCTCTCGCCGCTCATCGCGCCCAGCGTGAAGCCGGTCGCGCTCTGGTCGAAGATGCTTTGCGCCTGCGTCGCGTCGATCTTCGTACTCACCGTCGTGCGGATGCCGTTCACGTCCGCCGTCAGGTTTGTCACGCTGCCGTCAAGGCTCGAAATACTCGCTTGCAAGCCCTTTGCCGTCGCCTGCAGCTGCGTGATATTTCCCTCGGCGTCGCCGATGCGTCCTGCCAGCCCCTGCGCCGTGATGGACAGCTCATTTACATTCTTGTCCGTGTCCTCGATCTTGGCATAGATCGGCTCGGAGATATTCTTGATAAACTCGCTCAATGCGTTCTGGTTGATGTTGCTCCCATCCAGATTGAAAAGCGTATACCGCAGCTGTTCCAGCAGCACGAAAAGGTAATCATAGACCCCGTTGATCTGCTCCTGCGTGTCTTTGCCTTCTCCGTTCGGGAAGGTCGTCTCCACCAGCTGAAATGTCGTCGGCACTCGTCATCACACCTTCCAGTTACCCTTGCTTTCTTTGCGGTTCTCGCGCCGCCACCATGCCATAGCGTCGGCCACTGCCTCGTTGGCGATGGCGTGGTCGTTGGCGTAGAGCGCGCTGTCCTGATTGTAGGCGTCAAGCTGCGTGGCCAGATACAGGTGGTAGCACTCGTTGTGCCCGTCCGGCAGCAGCAGTTCCATATCCTCGACGCTCGCGGTGTCGTCCTCCACGCTCACCTTGAGGGTGGGGGCTTCCGCCCCCATCATCTCGGCGATCCGGTGCTCGAGCACCATAAGGATTTCCGCCTTGCGCGGCGTGCTCAGTTTGTTGGGCCGCAGCGCGTCCGCGTCGCGGATGGCTTTCAGCAGCTTCATCACTCAACCTCCGTAAAATACTGCCCTACCAGCTCATGCGGCAGATACTGCAACACGATCTTCCCGCCCGCAGCTTCGCCGGTGCGCTCGCACAGGTACGTCTTGCCGTCCTCGCTGTCGAGGTAGTACTTGCCGTACTCGTACTCCATGCCGCGAGAAGCGGGAATGGGGTCATCCATTGTTCCCGCGTGCTCCACGTCGACCACGACCCACATAGCGGGCGTTGCGGCGGGGTTCCAGCCCTCTTGCGAGGTGTGCGCCTGCTGGCACTTGTAGAGCTTGCCGTTATCGTTCACGCGGTCGCCGACGGCGTAGCTGACGGGATATGCCCACGCGGGGAACAGCTCGATAGCCTTTGCTGCGTCACTGTCCGGCAGGCTCGCGCTGGCCTGCTCGATATAGGGCCTCAGCGCGCGTGCGCGCTCAGTGTAGCTTTTTCCACTCATAATAAGAATCGACTCCTTTCAAAATCTTCTTTCGTGCATAAGAGATCAGCTTTGATAACAGATTTAACACCGATGTGGCGCGCTGCTCTGCCGCGTCTTGCAGAGCGCGGAGCAGTCTGCTGTCATTGATGTTGCGAACTCTTCGTCGTGCCCATAGCGGTTCGTTCCATATTTCCATATTGCGCAAGGCCCTCGTTGCCCTGTTTTCTGGGAACCTTCGTCTCGCACAGGCGTGCTTTGCAGCATCCTTTGCCCGCTGAGGCACGAGGTATTCGATATCCGGCTGTTGATAGATCTCATATAGCAGGGGCTCAAGGTCTTCAACACCGCAGAGCATCAAGTCCTCATTATCGTTATATTTTTCGCGGACCCTTTTTACTGCGCGGTGAACGCCCTTGCATACGGAAACGTGACTCTTATCGAGCAATTCGCCGATATCCCGCAGGCTTAACCATTCCCCGTAGTAAAGATACAAGTAAACGGCCTGCGTTTCGGTCAGGGAAGAAAGAATGTCTTCGGCCACTTCTCTTGAGGAAAAATCGATAACGCCCAAAGCCTTTGCGCGTTCTTCGTTGCGCATGGCCCCTTCAATTTCGTTGATCGTTCTCTTTGCACGCTTTAGCGTTTTCCACACCGTGGCCCTATCCACCCCAATCGCTTTTGCAATTTCTGGCATAGATTTCCCCTGCAAAAACAGATCGAGCATTTCCTGCTGCCGCGGCGAGCAGGCGGCTTTTCCCCGCTTGAGGCATCGCATCAGGCGGGCCTTTTTGTCCTCATCATCCGGATCAATGTCAAGGTCCGTCCAACGGACCGTGGCTCCGAAAATGTCGGCAACAGCGCCGTCCTTGGCCTCGCCGCGGCAAGTGGCTTCGGATTCGAGAAAACCGTCCATGTAAAGAGCGGTCACTCGCTGCTTGGGGGCCTTTCGCTTCTTGTCCTTCGGCGGTCGTGCAGCCTCCATGCGTTGCAGGGCTTCTTCATACATTGCCACAAGAATGCTGTATCGTTTTTTCTGCTTGGCGAGCTCTTCAGGGTCGGTGATGTCCTTCATCTGTGATTTGACGAGCTCTTTTCTATCCCATAGCTGTTTGCGCTCCTGATCGGCCTGCTCGTAGGCGGTCATAGCATCGCGCCTCCGTCAGTCAGCCTCGCCGAGCAGGATCTTCGCCGCCTGCTCGGCGTCCGCCATCTCCGCAATTTTGCTGTCCTTCTGTGCGATCTGCTGCTCCTTTTCCGCGATCAAGGCATTTTTCTCGGAAAGCTCATTGTCCTTGGCCGCGGATGCCGCCGTCAGCTCGGCGATCTGCGCCTGATAAGGCGTCACATCGCCCCAATACTGTTTGCCTACGGCCAAAACGACAACAAATGCATTCGAACTCTTTTCATAGGTAATATCCTGCACGACAAAGGCATACCCTGCGGGCAAAATGCAAGGGTTCTCTCCCGGACGCACCTCCGTGATCTCAACGTTCGTCCAGTCGATATTTTCAACAGCTTCGAGCGTGTTTTCCTCGAAACAGCGCTCAAAAACGACGTGATACGCATCTCCGAAGCGATGGCAATAGCCTACGCGATGACCATTGATCCGCCATTTGATCCCGTAATAGCTCATAGTGTTTTCCTCCTTATCCGATCAGCAGCACCGCACCGGCAAACGCCTCCGACGTGTGCAGCGTAATATTTCCGTTGGATTCCACAATGGCATAGGTCTCGATGCTCGCCCATGTGCCCTTGCGGTAGCTTCCGTTCACCAGAATTGACACCTGCGCAAAGACGTCGCTGCCGCTGAGGCCGTGCTCGCTCTTTGCAATGGAAAGCGTCGCTTCCGCATCAGTCTGCGTCCACTGTGCAGCGGTGAATGTCTTGTAATAGGATGTTTTCTTTGCATCCGCCCACTTTGACCCGCTTGCGGTTTTCGTCAGCACCTGACCGGCGCTGCCGCCGTCCGGCAGCTCTTTGGGGTGCCTGTGATCGCCACGGGAATAGGTCTCGGCTCTGCCTGCGCTGGAAACCCCGGGAGCCTGCGGAAGCTCGTCCGTCGGCGCGCCTTTGCCGTCGTTGCCGCGCTGCGCGATGAGCTGCCAGTAGGACGCATCCGGCGGGGCGACGCCTTTGCAGGGCTTGATGCATACGTAGCTGCTGCCGCCGCTCGACACCTTATTGCCCGCAGCGTATTTCACAGCGGCGGAATATTCGCTCCAACTGTTGCGGGCATTCTCTGCCGCCTGCCGCGCCTGCTCATTGGCCTGGCGCTGCTGTTCGGCGGTCTCGCGCACCTGTTCGGCGGCCTGCCGTGCAGATTCATTTGTGCCGCGCTGCGTCTCGCTTTTCTCGCGCGAACTCTCGGCGCTCTCACGCTCGCCTTCCGCCTTGGCTCGGTCGGCCTCGGCGGCTTTTCGGCTGGTTTCTGCCTGCACGCGCTGGGCCTCAGCGTTTGCCCTTGCGCCCTCTGCCGTCGCGCGGTTCTGCTCGGCGGTGGCGCGGGCGGATTCTGCATTGCCGCGGGCGGTTTCGTTGCTCTTGCGGGTCTCTTCGTTTGCACTCCGCTGTGCTTCCGCCTGCTCGCGGGCAGCTTCAGCGGCGGCGCGAAGCGATTCTTCGTAGACGCGGGAGGCCTCTGCCGCCGTGCGCGCTGCTTCCGTCGCGTCGGCGGCAAGAATGGCGGGGATCAGGTCGTTGTTGATGTAGTCCTTGATGGCGTTGCCTGCTTCATCGAATTTGGCCTTGAGCTGTGCGCTCGTCAGTCCGCCGACGTCGTTCGGCTCGTCGTCCAGCTTCTGGATGATGTTCAGGTCGCCGTTTAAGTATTCAAGCTCGATCGGAGCATTCTGCACTGCATTCAGATCAGCGGTCAGTTTCGTGCTCATTCCGAATTACTCCCTTCTCGGGACTTCGCCCGATTCGTTGATCTTGCGCTGTAAATTGCCGTAGCCCGCGCCGCCGCGGACGGGCGGGGAAAAGCCGCTCGGGTCCATCGGCGAATCGCTCTGACCGTTGCCGGGCGCGCCGCCCGGCATCACGCCGCGCTCGGCAGCCTCTGTGATGGCAATGAGCGCTTCACGGTCGGTGATCTGGCCATTCGGCAGGCGGCGCAGATATTCGCTCGTCGGGATCTTGCCCTGCATCAGCAGATTGTCGAGTGTTTGCATGTTGGCGATCTCACTCCAATAGCTCGACGCGCCCGCATCGAGGTCGATGCTGCACGGCACGCTCTGGATCGTCGAGAAGTCAAACGGGACGGCCATCTTTTCGCCGATCTCCCGCACCTCGACCTCGACGGTGCGCGTTCCGTAATATTCGCCCTCAAACTCCATGAAGATACGCCCCAGCTGCTCAATGCACTGCAAAAGGTTCTGCTTCGTCAGCTCCATCGGCGTCGCCGCCGCGCGCTGCAAAGCGATAATGGCGCTCGTGTTGTCGGGGCGCGTGTCGCCCAGCGCCACGTCAGACGCGCCAAGGAATTTCTGCGTGTAGCCGATGGCAACGTCGATAAACTGCGAGATTTGCGGCGAAATGCTCGCGGGGTCAATGATCTTGGCCACGCCGTCCACGCTGCCGTTGACGCCGATGGCCGCGCCGACCTTGCTGCTCCACTTGGAGACCTTCGTGCGGTCGTATACGATTTTGGGATAGGCCAGCGTCATGAGCGAGATCATCGACATCGCAAAGAGCTTGTTCACGAAAATCTGGTTCGGGATCAGCCCCGTGATCATGGCCTGACCGTGATAGCAGTCCTGTACATAGTCCCAGTTCATCCACACGATGGGGTAGAGGGAAATACCAAGGTCCCACTCCTTGCGGATCTCCGCGTCGCCGCGCGTGCATTCATAGCAGTGGATCGTCCCGCTCTTCTTGTCACGCCACAGGCGGAGAATGACTGTGACCTTATTGCCGCCGAGCTGGTCGATCTCGACGTTTCCGCCCTCGCGGTCGTCCTCCGTGATGTTGTCGATGTCCGACGCGCTCGCGCCCCATTCTCGGGCGTAGTCCTTGCACTCGCTCACGAGCATGCGCCGCTCGATGAGGATATAGGGCTGCGTCTGCACGTCGCGGCTGTTGGGGTTGCCGAAGTGTACCTGTGTGTTTTGCAGCACCTCCACGCCAATAGCGCCCTTGGCCTGCTGGCCGGTCTCGACGTTGTTATCCCAATAAGCCCACAGGCAGCCGTCGCCGTCCACCGCCGCGTTGCGGCAGAACTCGCGGATCTTGCCGCCCATCTGGTTTCGCTCGAAAATAGCGGCAAACTGGTCGTTTAAGATGTCGCTGTACAGCTCAAGCACCCTCGTCGATGCTCTCCCGCTGCTCGGCAGCGGCTTTGCGTGCAGCTTGAGGTTATCGGTCGACACGTTGGCGACGGAGAACAGCACCACACGCTTTAAGAAGTTGAAAACCGGCGTGGGGAGGCCGTTGCTGCGCACGCCCTCCCACTGCTTCATTTGTTATCGCAAAGGCTTTTTATCCCCTGCTTCTCACGGTTTCCCGTGAGTTCAGCATATCTTTTCACCCTTTATGAGTGC